AGTCCTTAATCTTGTCGGTGTACGTGAGGTGTGGATTGTAATTAGCACTAAATAACCCTGCGCTTTGATCCAATCCTGTGGCGGTCGTTGCTGCATTATTCACGTGGGTATACCACTTGACAGCACCTGATGAAGTTTCGTTATTAAAACCTAGCTCGTAGAAGGCAGCAGGGAACTTAATATCTGCTGCTTGTCCCTGGGGTACTCCGTTCAATTCCCATAGGTGAATAGGCTGTATTAAATCGGTACCGGCGGCTCCAGACTGGTTCGAACGAATCATTAAATTACCTGAACCGCGGTTCCAAGGCCCGTAGTTGTAAATACTGTATACGGTGGTATTCAGATTCATACGGGTGGCCTTCCTGGTCAACGCTGCAATCGTAGCAGGCTTTCCATACTTAGCCCGGGACTTCTTGTAATCAGCTAGCCCCTGGTCTTTTGCGTCGGTGTACATCCCATTCGGTGATTTCCTTACCGACTCTGAAAAGGATGGCTTAGGAGACCTAGCAGTACGTTTCGAATAAGCACGTACAGTAGCCACGCCCCCTGCAACAGCCTTAGCAGCCTCTCGCAGAATCTTATTCTTCTGCGCGGGGGTAAAACTTTGGAGACGCCTGCGCGGAACACGCCTGGCCATTTTCTTTCTCGCATACGGCATTTTATTACATCTATAAGAAATTAAATGCCTTGGTGATGCTAGCAACTTTAGCCGGGGGACTAGCGGGTCGCTCTAAGGGGCGCTTAGAGAGCGTAATCACTTTAAACCTACGCTCAAACTGGCCCCAGGGCTCCTCGTCTTGACAGGAGCGCCTATAAACATCCTCGGGGGCCAAAATTGAAGCAACCAAAACGTACTTGGACGTAAAGGGGACCGACTCGCGGTTGCGCCACTTCACGGTCTTGGGCCACTTGTCGACCAAGTCCAGCAACTCGCTGAACTTAATCTGGCCCCTGAACTCGTTCAGGATAACGTACTCTTGTTGCTTATACCCGTCCCACCATTCTTCGTTGAGATTCTTCACGTAGTGCGTGGACGGGCTAAAGTCGTCGAACACTTTGTGGGACTTGCCTGCACCTGTGGGCCCCGTATACCAAATACCCTGGGTCATCTCGGTCCTCCATCGCTTGCGCATAGCGATGCCCTCGAGCCTGTCAAGCGTTCGGCCGTACTTGTGGTGAAACTCAGGGTCGATCTCGCAGATATCGTCGCTCGTCTTGTCACCACTAAGGATCGTGGCGGCGACCTCCTTGATGTCGCCTCTCGCACCCTGAGCAGGGCGCTCGCCGTACGTGCGGAACGTGCCTTCCTTACTGCAATAAGCGTCATTCTCGGCCATACTGCCACGCATGGGCAGCACGTGAGCATGAACGGGGCCAAACATATCCCCAATCTTCTTCAGCGCGGTTCCACCGGTGCGAAGCGCATTGTGGAAATAACACCAAACCTGGTGGTGCGGCCGACCCGTGGTCGGACAAACTTCCTCGCCGACTGCGATATACCGGATCTGGCCCTTGGCCACGATCGCGGCATAGTCGGCATCGAGGTTGAAGTTCGTGACGCAGAAGAAACGTGTTCGTGTCTGTGCCATTTTGTTGCTATATGAGGATAAATCGCGGCGCTTATATCTCGTATGCACTACCGTGCATACTCGATGTAGCTACGGTTTCTGCGAAACCGCGCAATCCTAGCCGTGCGATTTAATCCTCAAGTGGCACAGAGGTACTCAGAGGGTAATAATAACCTCTGAGTGCCATTTCTTGAAACGTACCAGGAATAACTTTGGGGGTACACCCGATCTGATGCGATAACTGTGGGAACTATACGCCGACCCCACACCACCCCCAAACTGATCCCTAAATAACTGGCCCTACGGGCCCTAAACATAGCTGGCCCTACGGGCCCTAAACATAGCTTTGTCCTGGAGGGGCAAACGGTCTCGCTTCCGCTCGCCTCGGCCCCTCAATTTTAAAAATATTTAGTCTACAGACTTATGCGTGATATCCAACTTGATATCGTAGGAGGGATACACTGCATTTGTTGGTGCGACGTTCGGTCCCTGATACTGGCATAGCGCCCTAATCATAAGGTATATACGGGCTTTCGGTTCGACTTTCGTGGCAAACACGGTAGGACCGAAGAGCTGGTCATTCGGTACGTCTTGAACGTTCATGTTCGTTAAATCCTGGATCCTTCCCCAGCGATAGCTCTGCTTTCTGTTGAAATACATGGAAAAGTCCACGTGGCGCATACGACAGGTAAGGTGATCCTCGTTAGACTCCGGCGAATCCATTATATATTCGACGGTTTTCAGGACCTTAATATTCTTACGAAGTTCCTTACGAGGTCCTGTTTCTAGCGGACTAAATCCGTATGGCCTAGCCATTGCCTGCCAAAACGCAGTATTCTCATTTGAAGTAACGTCCCCAATACCAGGTGTAACTTCTTCCGATAGCTGAACTATCTGAATACACCATTTGGTACTCCGCTGTTGGGGTCCGTTCAATACCATAGTACACCGCACCTTCTCGAGAATATCGTCTGTACCTGGACCTTGATAGTTCTGAAGATTCAAGTCCTTAATCTTGTCGGTGTACGTGAGGTGTGGATTGTAATTAGCACTAAATAACCCTGCGCTTTGATCCAATCCTGTGGCGGTCGTTGCTGCATTATTCACGTGGGTATACCACTTGACAGCACC